GACCGCTCGCCGCGCTGCCTCGGTCGCCGCCTTGCTGGCAACACCTGACAGGAATCGCGCTGTGTGCGGGTCTATCAGGCTGGACGCGCTGGTGAGTACTGCAGAGGCTACAGCGCCGGCGATGTCTGCTGCCAGCTCTTCTACCTGGTCATTCCGCATGTACCCTCTTGGCGTCGATAGTCGCCCGGTCTACGCCGTCGCAGCGGACCTTGATGCGCCCAGCTGGCCGTGGCAGCGTCGGGTGATTGTGGATGCCTACGGTGCAAGCGCGGCGTTGTTCTGCACCGCAGCCAGCGACAAGCAACAGGGCGACAACAGCAAGCCGCATCATTGGTCGCCGCCGACATACCGCACCACAGTGCAGCGGTTCCACCAGCTGGGCGCCACCTGCTGATTCACGCCGTTGAGCGTCCAGCCGCAGTCGATAACGGTCTTGCTCTTGTGGTCCACAATGACTGCCGTGTGACCCTGCCGGACTTTGCCGTTGGCGTCGCGATAGTCAGGATACACAACGAGGTCGCCGGGCTGCGGGTCAAACGGTAGCTTGTTGCCGCCTGCTTTGCCCAGCGCCACGAACTTGCGCCCGTAGGTCACGGCGTCTTTGTAGATGCTGTCAGTGGAGCAGCCCCACATACCGGGCACAACTGTAGCCGAACGGTCTAGCCCGCAGCACCACGCGACAAAGCCGGAGCAGTCGCAGAACAGCGCCTTCTTGGGCAGTAGACCGCCCTTGGGCTTGCGCCAGACCAAGCGGGCCGGTAGTGCGTCGTCAGGGTGGTAGCCGCCGCAGCCAAGGCTGTAGAGGATGCCTTGACCAATGGCCGACTGTGCCCGCGCCAGTATCTCGGCGCCGGTCATTTGGCCACCGCGGTTACGGCAGAGGCGTCAGCAGCTAGCGCCGTTGCGTCACCTGGTAGGGCGACAACGGCGCCGGCACAGTCGCACGGCTGGCAGCCGTCTGCGGGCTTGTCGGTGCCAGTCAGGACAGCGGCAATCGTGATGGCCGCTGCAATCAGGGTAGCCGCAATGGCCTGCTTTTTCTGGGTGCTCATGGCTGTAACTTCTCCTTGTCGTGGCGCACCTGCCAGCCGTCGGGCTTGGGGCGCTTGGGTTTGGGCTTGTCACGCAAGACTAACTCAGGGTCTTGCTGGGTCCGCTTCGCTGGTACAGGGTGCTGCGTCATCGCGGTTCCTTGATGCCAATTTGGCAAGCAGTGCGTCTATGCGCTGATTCGCGTGAGCAGTGCAAAGCGTGAAACAGGGCACGACTGCGGCAGTTTGGCCAGCCCTGTAGCCTGCGTGGTAGAAGGCTGCCGCAATCATCGCCCCTGCTGCAAGTAATAAAATGCAAATAATGGTGCGCATAAATGCAAGGTAGACTACCTGCCACGGCTTGGCAAGGCAGACAGCCGGTCCCTTACCAGTCTCAACTCGGATTCTATAACGTCAATGCGCCGGTCGATTTGGTCTGCCCGCCGTTCCTGATTGGACGCCGCCATGGTTAGTTGGCGTTCGATGCCTGCCAGCCGCTCATCCAGCCAGCGTTGGTGAGCCGCAAGGACTTCAGATGCTGCTGACTTGGCTTGCTTGGTGGCGATTGCCTCTTGCTCGACAACCGCCAGCGTCTGGTCCGCCTTGTTGGTGACGTGGTATGCCGCGCCTGTGCCGCCGCCCAAGACTAGCACTGACAGAATGCCGACTAGCCCGCGAGATAGCTTGAGGCTACCGCTTACGGCTTCGCCGGCTTCTTGGATCGCTTGGCCGGTGCTGGGGTTTGGGGCTGTTGGGTTGGTGGGCATGGCGCCTCGGTTTGGCTGGGTGTTTCGATGTGACGTACTGGCTCACGGTGCTGGCGATTCATGGCACGCCGGTTGCCCAGCCGTTGACCTGGCTGGAACTGCCGTTGACCGACACAATCACGTCCACGCGGTCACAGCCCTTGATGTCGATGAACGTGCGGGACGTGGTGCCGCCTGCAAGCGCGATACTGCCGGCAGTGCCCAGCGACGAATCCAGCACCCAAAGCCCGCTGGTTGCCGAGTAGGTCCAAAACTGCCAAGTGATGGCGCCCGTGACCGCGTTGGACATGTCGACAATCACGCGGCTTGCGCCTTCGGTCGAGTGCCCGTCTGTCGCTGCCGATGGCGCAGCAATGGTTGAGGTCGTGTTTACGATGCGCCGTGCATTGACATTGGCGCCAGACTTCAAGGTGAACTCGCCAGCCGATCCGACCACCTGCGCATCTGGGTAGCTGACGGCAAGCGGGGCAGTCACAACCATCTGCGTATCAGCAGCCACGGCAGTAGCCGCGCCCACCTGCGAGATTTGCAACTGCTCCAACTGACTGCCGCCCGCAGTTTTGGTGATGGTCGTTGAAGCGGTCGACTTGTAGATGCGGTTTGGTAGCAGTGTCTTGGTACCCATGGTTTACCTCAGAAGATCAGTAGTTGATGCCGGCTTGGACGTATTCGATTTCAGCGGTCCAGCGCACGTCCAGACCGGCGCCCACGGTGGCGTCCAGAATGAAGGTGCCGCCCGACACTGACACGGCAATCGACGCGGTGGTAAAGCCGCCGCCAAGTGCTGCCACAAACGTAAGGGCAGTAAAGCCCACATCCTTGGCTACGGTGCCCGCATCCTTGGTGATGACAGCCTCGCCCGTGTAGATTTCAGCTGCGCCCGATGACTCGGACTTGCCGACAGCCTTGATCTTGACGTAGTACCCGCGATCATCCATGGGGGTCCAAGTCGCGCCGGTCGTCTGGTCAATGGCATCTGCCCGAAAGCGGCGCGTGGTGCTGGCAGGCGTCCGGCACTGGACAACAAGTCGCCCCGCTTGGTGCGTCGCTGCCTCCACGCTGGGACCGGCAATGTCGGTAATGCCAAGGCTTGCCCGTGCTGCCTCGCCGCGGTTGGTTGCGGTGGCGCCAAAGCCCATGGCTTCGCTGTAGGCGCCTGAGGCTACTGCGCCGCGCCCTTGCGCCTCTGAGCCCGTGCCGGACGCCGTGACAGCGTACACCGTAGCGCCGCCCAAGCCGTGCGCCCGTGCGCCGTCTGCCGACGCTAGCACGTTGCCCAAGTTGGCCGCGTGTCCTGTGGCAAGCGCGCCGTCTGCGGTCGCTTGCGTGAGTTGGCCGATTGCCGTGGCGTTGGCTGCTGATGCGGTGGCGTCCTCACCGATGCCGATGGCGTTATCCGCTGTCGCCAGCGCATTGTGCCCGATAGCCACGGCATCCACGGCAGTAGCTTGCGCGTCTGTGCCCATGGCGATTGCGTCCGCGAACGTGGCATCTGGACCGCTGCCAATGGCAATGGCTCGTGCTGCACTGGCTGCGACGGCTGCACCGATGGCCACCGCGTCTGCAGCACTGGCTGCGGTTGACGTGCCGATGGCAATGGCCTGCACTTGTGAGGCATTGGCGCCGCGCCCAAGGGCTACCGCGTTGTCGTCGGTTGCGCTGGCTCCGTCGCCTACCGCCAAAGCCGACAAGCCCGATGCGTTGTTGCTGTTGGCTGTCGCACCGTCACCGATTGCAATGTCGCTTTCAAGTGTGGCGGTTGCGGTGTTGCCGATGGCAATGGTCTTGATGGCTGCAGCCACCGCCTGAGTGCCCAGCGCCAGCGCATTGTCAGCCTGCGGATCTGCCCGCCAGCCGATGCCTACTGAGTTGAGCGACCGCGTATCCCATTCGGTGGACGGTACGCCGCCCGCACGAAAGGCGTTGTTGTTACGGTCCAGCACCAAGCGCACGTCGTTGTTTGACCCTGCGTCGTCGGCTGAGAAGCCCAGCACGATGTTGCCTGTAGTGCTGCCGATCAGGTCTTCTGAGATAACGATGTCGGGAGCTGTCAGCGTGCCGACGGTAATGGTGCCAGCGCCAGCCAAGACGGCGACTGTGACGACAAGCGCCGCAGTTCCGATACCTGGCACAAGCGACAGGATCGTGACCGTGCCGGCGCCAGCAATGTTGCCAACGGCATAGACCGCGTTTGCGCCGGCAGTAACTGTCACGTTGGCATTGATGGCCAAAGCAAAGCTGTCTGCAACGTCGCTGACGGTCTGGCCGATGGTGTCGCTGTAGTCAATGTTGGTGCCGTTGGCAACGATCCGCCGCTGGTTGCCAACGGTCGCGCCGGCCAAGGTCACGGTCTGGGATTGCCGTTCTGCGACGAGGGCTGCCGCCTGCAAACGCAGGTTGTTCTGCCACTGAGCATCGCGGGCGTAGTTTTCAATGTCATACGCTGGAGGGGCGCCGGGATAGGGGGCGTGACCCGCAATGCGCTGGGCAAGCGTTGGCTCGGTCTGTGTGCCCTGCCACCGATTGGCTTCAGGTGCGCCGCTTGCGTCTGTGGGGATTGGGAAAATCACACCGGGCATGTCGGCTCCTAAAAGCGCAAGATCCGCGCCCAGCTGCCACCATTGTAGCCACGATACGGCGGATCTGGAAAGGTCGTGTAGGCAAAGGTGTACGGGCTGCCGACATAGACCGTGGCAGCGACGCCGGCAGCCTTGGCTGCTTGGACGAACTCGCCCAGCGTCACTACTTCGTCAGCGGTTGGCGAGGTCGACAACTCGACAACCAGGCTAAACGATGCGATGCCGTCACGGGCGATAATCACCACTGGGCTAGACGTGGCGAACAGCGCCTTGACCACGGTGATCAGGTCGGGAATCGTCCCGCCGCTGCGGTTGCGCAAGATGGCCGCACGGACCTTCATCCGGTAGATGCTGTCTGATTCACCGTCAGGGTATTGCCCGCCGTCACGGGGCTGCCCAAGCCGCTCGCCTAGCGCGTCCAGCTGTAGCCCGTCTGCGGTGTCCAAGTCATACGCCGCTGCCCATTGCTCGATCACGTCGTTGGTGGATTGCAAGACAGACGCAATGGCCTGCATGAATTGCAGAGCACTGGTCACGCGGTACTGAGACGGCAGATCCCGTTCAATCTCCGCGTCAACGTCCAGCGGTGTCAGGGCTTGGGCCATGCGTCACACAAAGGTCAGCACGATGCTGACGCTGGTTGCGGTCGGGTATTCGTTCCAAGCAATAGCGAGGTCAGAAGTCCCGACGGGTGACGCCGTAAACCCAAGGGTCAGGCTGCTGATGTTGGCCAGCCTGCCTACCACGTCTAAGATGGCACAAAGGATCTGGTTACGCAGGACCGTTGTGGGGTACGTTTCCAGATAGGCGATAATGGCGTTTTCGCAGGCATCGTTGAACGCCGCGCTGCTGCCGGTGATGGTGGCGCTGACGTAGATGGTGACGGCTGCCGGTCGCTCAAACAGGACCGGCGTGTTGTAGCCCTCGCCCGTGTCAACGCTGACGGTCGTGTCACCGTAGGACTCGATACCCGCAGGTGCTGTGTCATAGATAGCTGCGGCAACGTCGGCATTTGCGCCGCCTTGGACCACTACCACAAAGGACTTGGGCGGCAGCCCAGCGATGACTACCGGGCTGGCGATGCCGGTGGCCAGCGTTGTGTTTTCGTAAGCAGCCGCACGGGTCACGCCGTCAACGTCACGCACTGCTGCAAGGATGCTAGCAAGCGTACCGCGTCCAGCCCGTGCACCGTCTGACACAAGCCGGAGCCGAAGGTCTGCGTCTGTTTCCTGGTCACTGCCTTGTGAGCTTGTGGCCGTGCCGACGATAGGCGTCAGGCTGGACCCGCCCGCAAAGCTGGTGAGCACGGTGAACGCGCCGGTCCCGACGGTCTTGGGTCCGGTGTCCACTGCCCGAATGGCAACGCTGACGGTCAAGCCTGCACCGATGGCTGTGGCGCTAACTGCCGCGTATTGGTCGGTCGTGCTGGACTGCGTGAACAACGCGCCTTGCGGCACTGTGATCAAGGCGCCTGTAGGGTTGGTCGCGTTCAGCGTGCCCAGCGTCTGGCTGGCAATGTTGCGGGTCAAGCCGACGTTCTGCGCCAAGCCGTCCAGCTGTACGCCGGTAGCGCCTGCGGGGAACATGCCAGCCCAAGCGACAAGCAGCGCCTCTTGCACAGCAACGTCGGCATCGGCAAACGCCGCGATGAACGAGGCGATCGCCGTGTTCGGGTTGCTGGTCTGCAACGACTGCCCAAACGACAGCGCCAAAGCAGACGCAATCGCCTGCTGTTCTTCGGCAACCGTGTTGATCGTCAGCCCGCTGGCATTGAGTAGCAGGGTCATTCTTCGATCTCCTGCGTCACCGTAAGGACCACGCCGCCATTGCCCAGCACGGTCGCCACGATGGCTGCCCTGCGGGTGATAGTGTCACGGGTGATCGCTACGTTGTCCACTGCCACCACGCCGGGAACGGTAGCCAGTACGCGGCGGATCTCGGCGTCCAGTTCCTGATTGGTCACGCCCTTGGTCAGCACCACCGCCCACTGTGCGCCGGCAATGTCGTCTAGCAGGTATTCGCCCTGCCAAAGCCGTAGCGCCGTGCCGCACTCCTGCACAATGGCGTCCAGTTCACCCACCATCCAGATGTCGCCGTTGGCTATGTAGATGTCGCCGCTGTCTGTCAGCCGAATGTCCCGCGCCGCCAGTGCCCGTGTGGGAATCGGCAAGTCCTCTACCGTCACCACAACGGGCGACGACGGCGGGAAACTCAGCAGTGGAAACAGTGGCAGAAACACGGCGACTCCTAGCTAGCGCGACCAAGGACCAGCACCTGTGCCGGACTGACAGGGCTGCCGTCTGCGTTGGCAATCGTGCGGGTCGATAGCGGCGTGGTGCTGTCGTCGGCGTAATAGGTCAGCACGGTGGGTGCCGTCACGCTGTCCACGTCCACGCGGTTGCCAACGAGTCGCCGGGCTGCCGTAGACTCACCCGCCGCGATGTCCGCGTTGTCGATCAGCGTGTCAATCCAGCCACCCCATTGGAAGCTGGCAGTTTGGAAGCTGTAATTTGCCACAGGGAAATAGGAGACCAAGCAGCTGTATTGTCCTGCAACGGTAAAAAACGATGGGTCAACGGTTATAAAAAACCCGCCGATTGCAAGTTCTGTGCCTATGGCAGTAATGCCAACAGGAAGGGCATCCATTGTGGTTACAAAAATCCGGTCTCCATTTGGATCATGTAGCTGAAGTGCAAAATCTGCATAGTTCGCTGTTGGATCGGCATAGTCGGGGTTGATTGGCGCGCTGGCTCCGGTGGTTGATAGCAAATACGGCGTTTGCACAAACACCTGCGCCGCAGAGGTGGACGGATAAAGAGCGGTCATGTTGCCTCGACGTTGCTGGTGGCGGTTACGGTGGCGATAGCAGGGCTGGACGGTGGCGGAATGGCAAGGGCTGACCCAATGGCGTTGAACCACAAGATCCATGCGCTGGATAGGGTAGCCGCGTCGCCGTCCAGCGCCAGTGCCTTGTAGGTGGCGGTGGGTGCGCCAAACACGGCAAGCGGCAGACAGAACGGGTCGGACAGGCTGTGTGTCCGCGTGTCTTGCAGTTCGGTGCTGCTGCCGCCCTGCTCAAGCCCGCCGATTGGACGGCAGGCGAACACGACCAGCACGAGGTCGCCAATGCCGAGGCTGTACCGGATGCCGCCGCCGCTTGCCGCAGGGTAGCCGACTGGCACGCTGCCAAGGATAGGCAGGGCAACAGCTACGCCGTCTTGAAAGTCGCCGGGCAGTAGCTGCAAGTCCACTGGACCGCCAGCCACCTGTGCAGACACAACGCGGGCAGGTAGCGAAGTCCAGACCTCGCGCAGCCGCGAGGCGATCGCTAGGTCTAGCAACTGCTCAAGCGTTGGCGATTTCATTGGGGCACCGCTTGCGCCAGCATTGTTACCTCAGTCTCCCAAGTGTCTGCCCGACTGTCGCCACGGTGCTGCACATCGTCAGCCGTGAACGTGCCGTTGATACTAGCAGACTGCAACACGATTCGCCTACCCGGCTTGATGCTGCCTTGTAGCAGTGACTTGGCGGTGACAGTCTGCCGGTTGCGCCGGTCTGTTTCGTTGCGTTCTGGCGTGCCAATCAGCCCTGTTTGTGGGGAGAGTAGGACCACCGTTTCTGCGGTGCTGCCGTCTGTGGGCAGTACCTGGAGGATGCCAGACTGGATCGACCATTGCAGGCTGTAGCTGGATAGCACTGTTTGCAACGCAATGGGCGCTAGGCCGCTTTGTACCAGCTTGCCGCGTGTGACCTGCCCTGATAGCAGCGCCGTGGCTTCTGGGGCCAGTACAAGCCCCATGGCCGTAGCGATTGCGCCGACAACCACGGTAAGCGGTGCGCCTGCGCTGTAGGACTGCCGGACGTACTGCCCAAACGCCGCGGAACCGTCGCCGCACTCCAGCGTGGTGATCCAGTCGGGCCCGCTTCGCAGGGTCTGGCAGAAGGTGACAACGCCGGAGAAAATCAGGTCGCTGTTGTCGCGGTAGCCGGCAATCAGGCTAACAGACTGGCCGCGATTGAACTGGTCCCGCGTGTTACGCGCAAGATTGTAGACGCTGATCGTGGCTTGGTTGCTGTGCCAGTCAAGGCTGCGGGTGATGTCAAAAGTTACCCGTAACTCGTCCGTGACGAACGTGCCTACCTGCAACTGCCAGCGCCTATCGTACAAGTAGGTCATGCCGCCTCTTGGTAGCACAACAGCACGCGGTCGCCCAAGTCCTCAGCGGTGGCATCCAGCGTTGGGCTGGCGTTGGCAATCGCGAAGATTCCGCCGCCCGGTAGACCGGCTTGCAGGTACACAAGCGAGTTGACCGGCATACCTGCGTTACAGACCCGTAGCCCGTTGGCAAGGCTTGCTCCGGTGGCGTCGGCAATGTCCAGGAACCAGGCTTGCCCGCGTGCGTTCCACCGTAAGCCAAATTGGTAGCTGATGCCGTCCAGAGTCAAGGTCTGGACAGTCGGGGGCACGTCTGGCCCGGTCTGCGTTGGGATGACAAGGGTCGCCATGCAAGCTCCTACAGCGTCGACGCGCCCAAGGTGATGATGGCATTGACCCAGCGACCCGATGCCGCTTCCACGGCTGCCGTCACAGCCAAGTCGCCGCGTGTCGGCTGGACCACCTTGCGCTGTTTGGCGAACTTGCGGCGGACCCGCGCTGCGACTCTGACCCGACGGGCTTGCACGATCCGAATCTCTTGCACCTGTATGTCAATGACGCGGCTGGCAAAGGCATTGTTGCGCTGGACCACAAGCGAGGTGATAGCGGCTGGGTCATAAACCCGCCCCTCGATAACCACGCGGCAAGCCCGACGCGATGCCATGGCGTCTTGCAGGATGGTCACCGCCTTGTCTGGACGGTCAACGCCAAACGGCTGTAAGCCCGCCTCGCCAACCGTGGCAAACATCAGCGACGCCGTGAACGTGCGGGGCTCCACCGTCAGGTTGTCGGCAATTTGGGTGCCGTCCTCTACGGGGGAGGTCGTCGCCGTCACGGTCGTTGTTGGCGTCCACTGCAAGATAGTGTCCGGCTGCACGACTGAGCCGGGGATCTCGCCCACAAGTGCGCTGCCGATGGTGATGCTGCAAAACGATGGCATCGGACCTCCTACGGCGTGGCGGCGGGGAAAGCGGTGGCTGCTTGGCGCATGATGGAATCCATGAACTCGCGTGCGCCGATGTCTGCGATACGGGTCGCCGCCTGCGCCTCAGTGCCAGCGGGTACGGTCACGTTGATGTTCACGGCGCCCACTTGCAGCCCTTGGACGGCGCCGGGGCTGCTGCCGATCTTGGTCGACAGGAACGAACCGACAGCGCCGGCAATGCGGCTGGCGTCGTTTCGCAAGTCCTCCAGCCCGTTGGACTGGCGGGGCTGGAACTGTGCGCCTTGCTGGTAGCCGGTCAAGCTCTTGGTGGTCTGGCGGGATAGCGCGTCGCGGGCTGCAAAGCGCCCAGACAAGCCGGCATAGCCTGCATTGAGATCTGCGCCTGCTAGCTCGCTAACCTTGGACAGCCTGCCGGGTAGAGCTGCCAGCCGCTTGCCCATGCCTTCACCGGGGGCAAGTGCCATGACAACTTCAGCAGCCGATGCGCCAACACCGGCGATGATAATGCCCAGCGACCGAAACGAGGTCATCACCACGTCAATCACCTGCATAATGGACAGCAGCACGTCACGGACAAGCTCCAACGGTCCTAGCCAGTTGTCTGTGGCAATGCCCAGGCCGTCAAAGCCGTTGACCAACTGCGGGAACGCGGGCGCAAACACGCTAGCAAAGGTGGTGCCGACGTTGAGCAACAGCTTGTCAAACTGCGACATTGGCCCTTGGACCTGATCGCCTACGCGCTGGCGCAAGACCTGATACTCGGCATTGAGTTTGGCCGCCTCGTGTGCTGCCTTGCCAAGTCCGGTGGTCTGCGCCTCGTGCGCTTTGGTCACGGCATCTGCCGCGTTGCCTACGTCGCGAACTTGGCTAGCGACCTTTTTGGACGTGGCGCCGGTATACAGCAAGGCAAGCGTGGCAGCCTCGGACCTGCCGAACATTTTGGTCAGCCCCTCAACCGTGCCGTCCGTTTCTTTGGACAGCATGATCAAGGTCTGCTGCAGACCGTACTTGCCAAGTGCGGCCTGCGCGGTCTTGATACCTTCTCCGCCGAACGCCCGCTTGAACGCCTTGTCCATGTCCTTGCTGCGGTCAGTCAAGGCACGCAAGACACTGGCGTATTGGGTGGACACTTCAGCTGCGCCGCCTGTCACGCCCGTTGCCGCAGCAAAGACGCCGAACAAGTCCTCCATGGTGATGCCCAAGGCTTTTGCCATCGGGGTCACGCGACCGATGCTGCCCGCCAACTCGCCCGCCTGCACGTCACCTAGCAGAATCGTCTGCTGTGCGAGGTCCGCAACGCGGGTCTGCGCCTCCAGGGACGTGTCGCCGTATGCCTTGGTTACGGCAGCAAGCAGACGCAGGGAATCGGCTGTTGTGGAGCCTGTAGCCGTCGCCAGTTTAGTGGACAGCTCCAGCGTCTGGACAGCCGTCGCAGTGTCGTTGAACGACTGCAACACGCCTTCCAAACCGGCTGACAGTTCATCGGTGGTCTTGCCGTACTGGACTGCCAGCGCCTGCAAGCTGTCGCGGTAGGCGTAGACCTGCGCCTCCTCACCGGGCATCAGTGCGGCGATTTTGCCCAACTGCTCGCTGAACGTGATTGCAGCCTGTGAGGCTAGGCCGAGTTCCTGCGTTAGCTTGTCGATAGCCTTCCACGCGCCGGC